GAGGATCGACATTGATCCACTTAAGATGAAGCTAGAGCCGAATCGACCCCTGGGGCTTAATCCCCCCCGCCCGCGCAATTGCTTACCTTTTTCGGTGACCGTTTGGTCATCCCTTGCTCAGTTTCTGGTTTGTCTCACCACATTTGCTCCCGCAGTCCACGTTTTCCTGGATGGTTACCCCGTCTGGTTCGTTGGCTTCTGTGCTCTCTCTTCGCTTGCTTTTGCTTGCGTCTTCATCTTCCTCACTTTTCCTCTTCTTTTGATCCTCCTCGTGCTAATCTCCTTGCCCTTTCGCAAGTTCATACCTGATGATGCACGAGTCCCTAAACCCACAGCCCGCGGCGGCTGCTGGGTTTCTTACATGAAAAACCCTACCGCTTGGCGTAACAGCCATTTGTCTCACGCTTGGTTGGACGGTCCACAGCTGCGCCGGGCAGCCAAGCTTAACGGTGTTTGTCTCATGTCAATCGTGCGTTTGGCTCCTCAGGTTTACCATGTGGTGCCTCTCTTCTCTCACCGTTCTCGCACGTATCGTGTTCGTTCGCTTCCTCGTGGTTGGTATGGCGCTATGGATCCAAGCTACTTCGAAGATTCCCCATTGAAGACCGCCGCCTTGGCTCTTCATATGGGTGACTATAACAAGCAGTATCGCCACGCCAGCTCCGCCGCCCCGTTTCAGGTTCATCCGAAGCTCTTGCAGTTTACTCGCAGAGCCGGGTTGCCTGACCCCAACCCTGCGGCCCCGCCTCATGCGCATGGAGCTCATGTTATGTTTGAGCGGCTTAGTCTGTATGTTGCCTCGCGTCTTCTCGCCGGCTCCGACTGGCTCGCCATCAGCCTGCGAGACGAGAAGGTTGACATCTTGATGGAGACTCCCGGAATGCGCCGTCCCACGCATTTCCACAACCGTAGGCTTGCTGGCAAGGATTTCACTCGTTACAAGAAAACGAATGAGCCTTTGGACATTTCCCCCTCTTCCCCCAGCCCGAACTGGTTTCTCCATGACACTCTCCAACACCTCAGCCCTACTACGGTTGGTTCTTGGTTTGATGCCAATCCGGGACTTGAACACCTTGTGGCGACTATAGTTGTGCCTCCAGAAACACTATTTGACCTTCCCGCCCTCACCCCTGAGCTTTACAATTTTGAGCTCCGTGACGGTGGTCGTAATTTGGTCTACATTCCTGAGGGCAACAGTGGCGGCTATTACATACAGCCCTACGCTGCCCGGGACTGGCTGAAGTGTCATCGCCTTGTCACTCCCCAGCGTGAGTGTCTCCACGTGAGCATGTTGGAGACTAACTACGCCCACCATGTCATGCTTATCTCTCGAGCCGAGGTCGTCGCAGAGGATCATCGTGTTTTTGACATGCCTGAGCTGGTGTCCATTCCTTTTCTCGCCCATCCTTTTGGCTCTGCTTTCTCCCGCCTCACCATGCCTTCCCTTCTCTCCGCCCTCGAGAAGTACGCCATTCGCGTCAACGCTACCGGAGTTCGTGATCTCTACAGTAAGGTGGCCGCTCGTCAAGCTGAGGTTTACGGTAGTTACCCCAGTTCATATGTTCGCGCTGCCGTTCTCCACGCCGGACGCCAACGCGAGCTTGATGTTCACGCCCAACCTGGCACAACTTCGTTCCTGCTGAATTGGCTTGGTGAGATTCTTCGGCTTCCACTGGTGCCGTTTGGCTGGGCAGCTCAATCCATTGCCTCTCGCACGTTCTCTGCCAGGCTGGACGTTGGGAAGATTTGGACTGTTCGATGTGAATACCTTGTTTCTGCCCCCAGTGATTCAACTTTACCTGGGTTGATCCGCTCCATATGTGATAGTCAAGCTGTTCCGTTTTTCTACGTTCCTCCCAATCCTTCTTTGGCCGCACGGTTTGCCCGAACTTCAGCGTCTCTCCACCTCTATCTTGTCGTGAAGTTTTGCTTTTATTTCGGCAAGAACCTGTTTCCGCATCTGTGGCCTTATTTTGTGCCAACTGTCCGCGTGGTCGCCCATATGTTCGACATCCATTGGTCTGGCTTGCCCTTCGCCCTCTTCGCCATTGCGCTCGCCACCTGGTTTGGCTTTACATCACCGCCGCTCTTCCTGTCTAACCCTTTCCCACGCTTGCGTGTATGGATCAAGTGGTTCTATGCTGCGGTGTTTTGCCTACCTTATGCGCGGCTCCGTTCACCTGCTGGCCATTCCGTTGACTACCAAGCTATGGTTGTTTTTTCCACCGTTAGCTTCCTTTGGCCTCATGTCAACCCGGTGTCGTATATAATCAGGTATGTGACTGATTGTCGCTATCTGTGGCTCACGGAAACGTTTTTCCGTGTTTTGAGCGTTTGCTTGCTTCTGCTCTCTCGCCGCTTGCCTCAACGTGGCACGCGCGGATTGCCGTTCCACCAAGGCCATGACGTTTGTGCTGAGGCTGCCACTATCGTTGACATTGAGAGCGTTTCGCCTGGTTATGTTTCGCCCCCTTCGCCACCTTCTTCTTCCGGTGGTGACCCTCTTTCTCCTTGGCTTGGCCCGGTTCCCGTGCCGGATAGCCCTCCCGTTTTAACTCCCGCTGCCACACCATCAATCGATGAGTGGGTTGAGTTAAACGAATTCGCCACTCCTCCTCGCGCTCCTTCTCCTCCGCCGCGCATGGCCACGCCTCCACAACCCGGTGATGTTTATTGGCGGTTTGCCTTGCGCCCTGCTGACTTCGATGACGTCCGAACCTGGACAATGATCCTTCGTCGTGCTGGTGATCCTCCTAATGTCATCGACGCCAACACTTCTTGTGTATGGCAATGCATGTCCGACATCATCGGTTTACCCAGTGATGTCCTTCATGCCTGTTGGCTAGCGTCACTGGCTCCAGCTGACCGGCTGGCCCAACTCAATGGCTTTGTCCCTTACAGCGACCTCCCCCGCGTTTTTGAGCACTTCGCCGTTAGGGCAGTTGTTCATTCAGCCGTCCGCGAAGACGTTGATTGCCCACGCTCGGTGGGAGCCCATGGGAACGCTATGTTCAACCCCGCCGCCAAGCCGATCATTGCCACCGGTGGCACATCCACTCACATTGATGCTGTCTTTTTTTTGGTTCGTCAGGATGACGGCTCCTACCATATGATGAGCCACGCCGTTGGGAATGACCGAGTGGGCATTGAGATCCCTGCTCCTCGCGCAATGGTTGGGTACGTTTCACGCCAGCTCAGTCGCGTTGAGCTGGGCTCAATTATCAACTTGCCCGTGCAGTCTTTCCTTCGTAGCTGGATTCGGCTTGATGGACAGCTGCCTAGCGTTGCTGCCGTTGCTGAAGGGTTCACTTCAGCCGGGTTGCCTGCAGCTGTCAACTTGTTGTGGAGACCCGTTGTCCGCGAAGAGATTAGTTATACTCTCACCCAAGCTGATCATGACGTCGCTTGCCGTTTAGGTCAAGATCTTAAGAACCATCCCGAGGTTCTGGATATGCGGGAGTATTCCATGAGCAATGTTGCTCGAGGCGCATACGAGCTAGCCAAGGCCAGTCGTTCGCAGTTTCGTGCCGGCAACGTCCGCACTGTCAAGCTGCATTTGTACCACGGCTGTCCGGGTTCTGGTAAGTCATTCGCGGCCAATCGGTGGCTTCAACAAGTTCATGCCCGCACGCCGTTTACCAATGCCAATTTTCGGGCGCACACTTGGCTCAATAGCCTCCGTGGTCCTCTTGAGCAAACACTCTCTGCGACCATGCCGTTCCTACAGTCTTTCAATTTCCAGACTGGCGCTATGCCCTTGGCTCAACCTCTCCCTGGCACAATCTTGTTCGATGACGCCACACAGCTCTGGCCCGGTTTTCTGCCTCTTGTCATCGCGTCAAACCCAGGTTTGACCGATGTGGTGGTTACGTTTGATGCCACTCAGGGTCGTACCGCGTTTCCCCACGCTGATTCTTTGGTAAGGTCTGACCAGTCGACAGCTGAGTGGCTCTCTGCACTCAGTTCCCATTACGCTACGGAGAGCTGGCGTCTTAGCAATTCCAATGCCACCTTGTTCGGATTGCCTTTACCTGCTGCCCCTCGCCCTGGCTCCCTTAACGGCATTCTGGCCGTGGTATCCAACGTCATCCAGGATATCCCTCTGCTCGTAGTTTCTCCCCGCTTCGCAACGTCGCAAGCTGACTCTGGTCAGCGCTGTATGACGTTTCGTGAGTGCCAGGGATTTACCATCGACGGTGACGTCACCCTTGACCTTGGTGGGCTTAGTGCCACGAGCAATGACAATTCCTGGTGGACCGCCCTCACTCGAGCTCGTGGCAATATAATGCTTTACCTTGGTCCTATGACGCAGGGGAAAGGCATCAATGAGGCGTTCTACGGTCGATCCAACATTGCTTCTGCTCTTCTTGCGGTTGTCGCTCAACAGCAGTGTTCTGTTCTCACTGCCAATGTCGACCCCATGAGACTTGTTGCTAGAGCCGTGCAGGCCCATATGGCTCGGTCACTTTCTCCAGCCGCCTGTTTGAGCGTTGGTCTCCCTCGAGCATCGCCCCTTGTTGGTGCCAATGTGTCCGCTTCGCACCGCCAGGATTGGTTGGACTCACCTCGGGATTCTGCCCTGGGTGATTATTGGACTGCACGTTCACATCGTGCCACATTGAAAGGCTACAAGTCTGCGCCCGGTCCCGCTTTTAGCCGCCATTCTCATGCTCCTGCCAATCTTGCGACTGATGTACGTGATTCGCTGAAACACTTCGTGTCGTTGCCCAATGATTCAGTTCTTCATACGCAGTCTACCGGGTACGTCATGCCCGAGGCTCCAGTTTTGACCCTTCAGCCTGACCCAGCCTTGTTTCATTCTCGTATGCGGGATCCAGACTTCCGCGAAGTTGTACGTGGCACCAATTCCACCATGCAGCATGTTCACGATGGGCCGCATGAGATTTTGCACCACACTCGCGCAGATCGTCTGACTGCGTCCATTTCTGAGCAGAAGCGCATCAATGTGGGCGTCGATTGGGGTCATTTGTCTCTCGGTGAGGCTCGTCGTCTCAAGCAGCTTAAGCGTGGCTTCAGCAAGTTCTTCAATGTCGCCAAATGGAATGAGCAAGGTTGGTCCCCAAATTTGTTTGAACATTGTTCCACTGAGGCTTACTCGCCTTGGGTGGGCAAGCGCACCAAGGCTCAAATCGCTCGCTCGTTGGCAAAGAACCCACTTGATTCTGCGTGCAATTTTGCTCACCTCTTTCTCAAGAGTCAATTTGTCAAGAAGGAGGAAGCCCGTTACGCCGATGCTAAAGCCGGCCAGACAGTTTCTGAGTTCAACCTCGTACGTCAGTTTCGGGATGCCCCTTATGCTTATTACTTGGAGCATATGGCTATGAAGTACAAGAAGGACGGCACTTACTTGCATCTTAGAGCATCACCTACTGACATGAATGAGTGGTACAAGACTCATTGGCGCAAAGGTGAGATGACTGCCAATGACTACACTGCCTGGGATTCCGGTTGTGATCGGGTCTTCCTCGCGTTCGACTGCTGGCTCATGGAGATGAGTGGTTTGCCTGGTGAGTACATTGCATTGTGGCGCGCTGAGCGTTTAACTACCCACAGTTATCTTGGGCCTCATAAGGTTCGCCAAGAGTCTGGGGATCGTTACACGTTTATTTTCAACTCACTGCGCAATGCTGCCATTACCGGTGCTTCACTCCGTTGCCCACCTGGCACGTCTGCTGCTTTTGCCGGCGACGATAGCGTAGTGCTAGGCACTTGGCTCCGCGCCAATGGCTTTGTTCCCGACGCTTGGGCCATGACGCCCAAACTTGAGTTTGGCAAGAACTTGCTCTTCTGTGGGTACGCCTTCGGTGGCTCTAATATTTCCCTTTCGCCCACCGTTGTGCTGCACCGTAGCCAGTACGGCATGGCTCTGGGCCGTAATGACCCTGACTATTGGCGGTCCATAGCCGACGCTGTCAAGGAAGCATCTGTTACTGCTCCAGATTATTCCACTGAGCTCTCTTCCGCCGTGTCCAACCTGGTCACCGCGGCCATCAAGTTTGGTTTCACTGTCACTGACAATCTCCGAGTGATCTAGCTTCTTTCCCGACCTCGACAAGTCATTAAACTGTCATAACAACGGCTGCCTGCGCGGGGGCCCCAATTTCGAATACCCGCACAACAGTGACCTTTACTCCGCCGCGAGGCGTCTGTACCTGGATTTCCGGACAATGATCACCATTCTCACACCGTGGTCATTTGTCGATCCAAGGGCGTGTCGATCCTCCCGAGTCACGGGGACTTTGTGGATTGGCTGCGATGGAAGATCAGGAGATTCCCCAGCATGTGGGGGCCGACCTGAGGAGAGGAAGGGCTAGCTTCCGAAGGTTAAATCTCGTTAACCACACCAGCCTATACGCCGCTGGGACTGCACAGACTGAACGCCATCCGGGCGAAGCCACCTACCCTCATTCATTGGTGGAACCTTCTTTGCCTGAAAGATACAGTCGGACCTGCTCGTTTGTTGCATGAGAAACCGCTCGATTGAGATCGTTTCATGCCGCTTCCTGCGGGTAGCCTTATGCCATTTATTATTTACCTGCTTTCGATAATTTTACACATCTTCGCTGTCCGACTCGCCTTTGCTCTCTTCTCGTACCTCCATTGAGGTATGTCTGCCCTAGCCGCCACTGATTCCAATTTGTCGGCTTTGACCACCGGTGCCTCGCAGCTCTCCACTGCTTCCTTGCCCGTCCCTCAGGATATTGAGATCCCGTTTGTCACCATCTTCTCGCCCAAGACCTCGGGCCGTCTCCATTTCGATGAAGGCGTCATTGCAACCCTTATCTCATTGTTCGAGTCCGTTCATTTTGTTTCTCTGCAGTTTTCTGTTGAGATCACTGGGCAATCCGGTAAGCTTTGGTTCGCTGCCACCGGCTCTGATGATGTTCCCGGTGAAGACAAGCGTTGGCTCGGTGCTCCCGTCTTTCAGCGTTTCGCTGGTAACGCCCACGGTGACACTTTTGCTGATTATGTTTTCCCGTCTTCTCATCCTTTCGGTCGTGAGGTCAAGGCCACAGTTCTTGGCAATCCTCACCCCCGTTTTTATTTTCGTTTCGAAGGCAATTCTACTGACTCTTGTTCCGTTCGCGGCAAAATCGTCGTCCGTGGTGGCGGTCGTGGCATCATTGGTGCCACCTCCATCACCATGTTCGCCGCCAACAAGGCAGTCTCGCCGAATTCTTCGTCCACTCGGCAATCTTAGTTTGCGTTTGCTTGTTGTTTTCGCTCTCGTTTTCCCTTGTTTTGCCGCCGTCCGCCTTCCTCTCAATCAGAAGGATCCTGATAGCAAGATTCGCCTAATCACTGGCGATCCTTACTATTTCGTCAATGTTGTGAAGTACTGTCACAACTATCCTGACATCATGTGTTACCCTCGTATTTACAACGAGTGGACACGTGGTGACGAGGCAGCCTGGACTGTCACCACTTGTACTGATGCTTCTGGCCTCGGCTCTGTCTCTATTCGTTTTCCTGCTCGTGAGGACCCTGAGGCCGGCTACAATCATAATGGCCTTTACTCTTCCAATTTGGTTGGCAATGTTGTCGGTATGCATGTTCTTGTCACTGCTCTTTCCAATGGCGCTATCAGGTTTCATCCTGGTGGCACCATTGTTTTCTATGCGGCCGTTCCTTTTTCCAGGTGGTCGCAGGGTTTATTCGTCGAATTTTCTGGCCCCCCTAACGCCTGCCATGGAATCGTATTCCAGCGTTTTGTCGTCTGGGGCGGTGATCCACCACCCTACGTTCCTCCTGAGAACGAGGATGGCCATCACGATGAGCTTTAACCCAGCGTGCAGGTGGTACGCTATATAAATTACCACCACCACATTCATTTCTTTATTCGTTTCGTGTTTAGTCTTTTCACTGTTCTATTGCGTGTGTTTATGGTCTCCCGGTCACCTTAGTGTTAATTCACCCCGGTTTAAGTAACAAAA